TGCTCTTGGTGCTAGTGCATTAGGGGCAAACACCACGGCAGATAATAACACGGCTGTCGGAGCGTCTGCTCTAACCGTAAACACCACAGGAACGGACAATGTTGCTGTTGGTCATGCAGCATTAGATGCAAATACCACAGCATCTTATAATACAGCAGTAGGTAAAAATGCTCTTACAGCAACTACAAATGGTGCTAGAAACACAGCAGTCGGGTATGGGTCTTTAGCTGCTCATAATCCCGCCACCGCAGGAGACACTTACAATACAGCCGTTGGGTTTCATGCCTTAAACGCAACTTCAACAGCGAGCAACAATACGGCAGTTGGTGCTAGTGCTTTATATGTAAGCACCACAGGTGCAGAAAATGTTGCAGTTGGGGCTTCTGCTCTTTTAGACGCGACAACAGCCGATCATAATGTAGCGATAGGGCATAAGGCAGGTGAAAACATTACCACCGGAGCTAATAATGTTGTAATAGGTGAAAGCGTAGCAGGCGCACTTACCACAGGCTCCAACAACACAATAATTGGTTATGTTTCTTGTGTGCATGATGTCAACCTGACAACAGGTGGAAACAATGTCGTTGTTGGTCAGTATTCCGATGTTTCAGGAGCAGATGTCAGCAATGAAGTGCTTGTTGGTAACAACATAACCGGAAAAGGCGCTGATACGGGATTCATTGGTGGCGCTAACGGTGCTTATAACGAAAATAATAGCGCAAATTGGAGTACGACTTCTGATGAGCGAATTAAGAAAAACATATCGGATAACTCAACAGGTTTAAGTAAGCTAAATCAAATACAGGTTAGGAGCTTTGAGTACAGAACCCCAGAGGAAGTGACTGAGTTGCCTAAACATGCAGCAGTTGACAAGGAAGGCGTTCAAGTCGGAGTCATTGCTCAAGAAATAGAAACTGTTTTACCTGATGTAGTCAAAGAAGAAAGCACAGGAGCCAAGAGTGTTAATCCAGAGAACGTAACTTGGTATCTGGTAAATGCGGTTCAAGAACTGTCTGCGGAAGTAGAGGAATTGAAAGCGCAGCCTAAATGCAAATGTAAAGGAGATTAAGATGGCAGTCACGAAAACACTCACTAAGGCGGTGCCGTTTGTCAAGTCGAGCAAGGTTGAAAAGTGGAACCTAGAGATGACATATGAAAACGATAGCGAAGGTGATGATACTTATTACACGGGTACTTTTTCAGCTACAGTAGAAAACGTAGACCCTGTTTCTGGAGCTACGGTCTTTGCTAAGAAAGCTAAAGGTTCTTGGACAAAGAGCGAGCTTGAAGGGATTTGTCCGACAGCTAAGTGGGATGCGATATTCGCTTCTCAGGTAGATAGTGTAATTACCAATCCACCATCGAATCCTGTGCCTGATACATCCTACACAATTCCTAGCTAATGGCTGATATAAACGTCAATATCTGGACATTGCCAGCAGCATTTATGCTGGAGACAGACCTGCCAAGCGAGATGGTGGTTAATCTAAATCAGTATCTTGATGAGTTGCTTGAGAGCGAGGAACGTCGCTCCCATGCAGGAACTCTGGTGGGTCAGATTAAGCACGGACAGCAGTTGACGATGAATCACGAAGTTCCTGAGTTAAAGGAGTTTTCTGATCTAATCTGCGGTCTTGGCATTGAGTATCTTAAACATTTTGGTCAACAGACTGGAAATATGCTTACTGGAACCAGAAAAGTTGAGGTCGATGAGCTTTGGTCGGTTCATTCTTTTGAAAGGGACTATAACCCTATTCATGATCATGGAACTAAAACGATAATGGGAATCTCAATAACAACTTGGACAAAGGTTCCACAGCAAATACTGGATCAGCCAACAGCAGGCACACCAAATTATAGCCTTTACAATTCTAGTGGGGCTTGTGATGGGTACTTATGCTTTCAATATGGTAAAAATTCTTTGATGGATGTAGAGCGTTTATGTCCACCTCAATCCACTTCGTTACAGCCACAGGTTGGCAAGCTGTATTTATTTCCTAGCTGGCTTCAGCACATGGTCTATCCGTTTGAAGGGCCGGGAGAAAGAAGGACGGTTGCTGCAAACCTTAACGTTTGGAATACAGACTTAGCTGCTTAGGAGCAAAAAAATGAGTTTTTTAAACTGGTTTAAACGATTCTTTTTACAAATTGAGTCTATAACAGTAAGAGCCAGAGACAGAAAGGGTCGGTATATAAAGGATGATCCTAATACAAAAGATGTAGATGAAGCCTATACCACTAAGAATGTAAAAATAAAATCTAAGGGTAAAAATAAATAATGCCTTTTGTTCGTTATAACTTTAACCCCGGAATTAATAGGGAAGGAACTGCCTATAGCAATGAGGGTGGATGGTATGACGCAAACTTTGTGCGTTTCAGGTCTGGTCGTCCTGAAAAAATAGGCGGTTGGGAAAAAAGAAATACAAATACTTTTGTAGGCACAGCTAGAAAGCTACATCAATGGTCAGCTTTAAACGGTGATTTGTTTGTTGCCATAGGAACCCATAAAAAATTATATGCTTTACAGGGAACCAGCTATTACGACATAACCCCCTTGCGTAGCACAACTTCAGCAGGCGATGTAACTTTTGGTGCAACCAATGGATCTTCAGAAATAACTGTTACAGATACTGCTCATGGGGCAGTAAAGGGAGACTATGTAACGTTTAGTGATGCAGCTTCTTTAGGTGGAAATGTTATTGCTAATGTTTTAAATCAAGAGTATGAAATAGATAGCATTACAAATGATAATTCTTACAAAATAACAGCTAAAGATACTGATGGGGATACTGTTACTGCCAATAGCTCTGACAGCGGGAACGGAGGAGGTAGCACTGTAGGAAAATATCAGATTAATATAGGTCTTGATTCTTACGTTGATGGATTTGGCTATTCTTCAGGGTATTGGGGTCAATCTTCATGGGGCGGAGGAACATTAGGTTTTGCTTCTCAATTAAGATTATGGTCCTTAGATAATTTCGGAGAGGATCTTATAGCTTGCCCAAGATTGGGAGAAATTTGCTATTGGGATAAAAGTAGCGGAACTTCTACTAGGTCAGTTCCTATATCTAGTTTAAGCGGTGCTTCTGGAACACCAGCAGAAGCATTACAGGTTCTTGTTTCAGAAAAGGACCGACATGTTATTGCATTAGGATGCACTCCTTATGGGGGCAGTAGCATAGACTATATGCAGGTTAGATGGTCAGATCAGGCAAACGCAGCAGACTGGACTCCTACAACAACTAATACGGCTGGAGACACAAGGCTATCTTCAGGCTCTAAAATTATTTGTGGAATAAAAACACGTCAGGAAATAATTATTTGGACCGACGTTTCCATATACAGCATGAGATTTGTTGGGCCTCCCTTTATTTTTGGTTTTGATTTGGTTACTCAAGGAGTAAGCATTGCCTCTCCTAATTCAGCTATTAATGCTAATAATGCTGTTTATTTTATGGATAAGGACAATTTTTATATTTATAACGGAAGCATTCAGTCATTGCCCTGCACAGTTAGAGCCTATGTGTTTGAAGATATAAATGACAGGCAGGAATTTAAGATTTTTGCAGCTAGGAATGCTCAGTTTAATGAAATTATGTGGTTTTACTGTTCTTCTTCTTCAGAAGAAATAGACCGTTATGTTATTTATAATTATTTAGAAAATAACTGGTCAATAGGACAGCTTTCCAGAACAGCTTGGGATGATGCAGGAACAAGCTCTGTAACACCAATGGCAACGTCTAGTAATTACATTTATAGCCATGAAACAGGCTATGACAATGACGGGTCTGCAATGAGTGCTTATGTTGAATCTGCTGATTTTGACATAGATGACGGAAATAATTTTGCCTTTGTCAGAAGAATTATTCCCGACATTTTATTTACAGGATCAGCGGCAACTCCGACAGTCACTTACACCTTAAAAACACGATCATCTGGATCTGGGACATTAGTTTCTTCCAGCACGGCAAGTGTTGGGTCTACTACTCAAATGAGTAATGTGAGAGCCAGAGGAAGACAGGTTCGTGTAAGGGTTGAAAATAGCGATGCTGCTAATGGATGGAGATTAGGAGACGTAAGGCTTGATGTGCGTCAGGATGGAAGAAGATGAGCAATGAATCCGCCAGTTTTAGGATTCCTCTGGAAATGCCTTCTAGGGATTATAATCATGAATATATGTTAAGGCTTATCAATCAATTGCGTTTAAACTTTGCAAACATAAATACGTCTAGGGAAACGAATAACCCCATAGAAGCTATGGATTGGTTTATTTCGTAATGGCTAATACCTATATAAATACGATTACTTCTTTAAGTGCTACCACTTCAGCAACTATATATACAGTGCCGTCAGCAACTACAGCAATAGTTAAAACCATTAGTGCTTATAACTCAAATGGATCTAATGCTGCGACTTTAACGATTCAGGTTACAGACACTTCTGCCTCAGCAACTAAGACTTTTGACAAGGAATCTATAGCAGCAGAGACTAAGAAAGCGTTTTTACAAAATGGTGAGGTTCTTATTCTTGATGAAAGCGACATACTCAAGATGACAGCAGGAACAGCCAATTACTTTGATGTGTTCGTATCAACACTAGAGATATCGTGATGCCAAATATAAATAGACATAACTCTCCTATGCAGCCAATGGCTGAAAATCTTGCAAGTCGTGGTAGATATGGAGATTCCATGCTTGTTCATATGAACCCAATAGAGGTTCAGGGGCTTGCTTCTCTTTCTCCAACAGGATCTCTTACAAGAAACCCTGATACAGGACAGCCAGAAGCCTTTTTACCTCTGGCTCTTGGTCTTTTAGGTTCTGGTTTAGGCGGGGCAGGAATGTTGGGAGGTTTAGGCTCATTAGCTGCTGGCGCTATTGGATCTGGATTAGGGTCTTTTATAGAGACAGGAGACCTTAAAGAAGGAATTAAATCAGGGCTGATGAGTGCCTTAATGGGAAAGGTTAGTGGAGAGCTTCTTAAAGGATTAGGTGGTGGTGCTAAGGACGTTGCTGCTAGTGGATCTAAAGCGGCTGCTGATGCGGCTACAGTTGCTGCTGATGCAGCATCTAAAGGAGCGCCATACTCGTATACATCTATTCCTTCTAATGTAGGAGGAAACATGCCTGCTGTTCAGCAAGGCATTGATAAACTTATGTTAGAGAGAGGACTGGCTGCTGCGCAACCGGGAACTCTTGCTTCTGCTGGTTCAAATATATTTGGGCTAGATCCGGCAGGTAAAACATCACAATTCCTAGGAGGATTAGATAAGTCTCTAGCCTCTCCTTTTGACCCAACTACAGGAATAGTTCCTACAGGTCTTGTTCCGGGGATGACAGCCGCTGGAATGTCTTGGCAACCTGATCCTATGGGAGCAATGCTTGAAGACGATGAAGATGATTGGGGAGAAGGAATCTTAAAGGACAGGGGATTTCAGGCAGCTCCTCAAGGATACAGACCCGGAGTTGATCCTGAATGGGATTATTACAGAAATCCTTTCGATATAGATGTTCGTCCTAGACAGTTTAAACGTGGCGGTTTAATTGGATAATTAGATATGGCAGATTTTCCTGACGGTGATGGATTGCAAAGAGCAATAATGGAGGTTCTGACTGGAAAATACACTCCAGAGGATAAGATCATTAATGAGCTAACAAAAAGATCGGGTATCCCTGTACTTAGGGACGTGCATAGTAAGCAAGGAACTCTACGTTTGAATAGGCCGAATATTTTCGGAAAAAATAGTGAAATGATGTTTCGATATAACCCAAGTCAGGAGACTGGCGGAGTTCAGTTCATTAAGCGGTTTCAGGATGGCGGTCTGACTACTCAAAAAGGAATAAATCGCAGACCAAGAAGAAGTGATTTCGGCTCTCGTGATGAGGGCGGTCATATGGAATACAGAGATGCGCTGAGGGAGTGGCAAGCCGAACAGAATGCGCCTGCTCCTGTACCTTCTGCTTCTCCAGTAATGCAGCCTCCACCTCCATTAATGACTGTTCCTCCACAGCTTTCTCCTTTACCACCTCCACAGGAGATGGCTGCGATAATGCCACCACCACCCCCGGTAGCGCCTTCTCCACTAATGTCTCCGCAAGTGGTCGGTAGACCCACTGAGCCACCACCACCGGTGATGCAACCACCCGCACAATTTGATCCTTCGGCTCCATTCGTTCAATCACATACTGAGCTGCCGCAATACAGTGGCCCTACTAATCCAGCGTCATTAGTAGGTATGGAAACCCTCAATTCGGGTCAGGGTCCAGCACCAACACCTGCGGCACAGCCGTTTATTGATCCTCCTGCACCTGCGCCAGCCTCAAACTTCTCTAAGATTTGGGAAGATGCCGGAAATCCAATGATTAATGAAGGACCTCAGTACGGAGATGCAGCGCCGAAAAGAAGTGATTTTGGCACTTCTGATGAAGGTGGGCATATGGAATACCGTTCTGCTTTAAGAGAATGGAGAGAGGCTCAAGATATTACTTCTGATCCATTGACTGGAAGCGTTCAGACTACTAACAACAATTCAGATTTCTTGTTACCTGAAAGTCGAAATCCTGATTTTGCTACGCAAACTACGCCAGTAGGACCTGATCAGATGGAAGGCACATCTCCAAATGCCGTACCTTTTTCTCAACCTATTGCTCCCCCCCAAGGAAATTTTACTCCTCAAGGTAGACGTTATATTCAAGCACCACAAGAACCACAATCAATGCCTTACTATGATCCATATCAGGGTCGGACACCGGGGTTTGGATTGCCGGGAACAGGCATGTTTGCTCCTACTACACCCTTTGGTGTCAGGGGAATAGGAAATGTAATAGGAACAGGAAGATATGGAATGCCTCCCCCTGTGATGTATCCAATGCAGCAACAGATGGGATATGGCTCACCATTTGGGATGCAATCAGCGTCTCCTATGGGTGGAAAAGGAGGTCCTGCTCCAGTATTTGCTCCTCCACCTCCTGCACCAAGACCTTTTTTTGGTGGAAATAGAGGGTTTGGAGGTAAGGCAGGCAGAGGCCGTGTGCCATCTCCACCGCCTCCGCCAAGACCTTCTTTTGGTAGAAGTTCAGGAAAAGCAGGAAGAAGTCCCTCGCCTTCTTATGGCGGCGGCAATCCTTGGGGATCTGGTGGGGCTAGGTCTGCGTTTAAACAGGGCGGATTATTTTCTTCTCCTTTTGAAGGATTGGTTCCGGGTTCTGGTGGAGGAATGGATGATGTTATTCCCGCTTCTATTGAAGGACAAGAGCCTATCTTAGTATCAAGGGATGAATACATTCTTCCGGCAGATGCAGTATCTGATATAGGAGACGGAAGCACAGGAAGAGGCGCAGAGATTCTTGATAATATGGTTTCAGGAATCAGGTTAGCTAAAAATGGCTCTCCAGCTCAACCTAGAAGCATGATGGATATATCAGGGAGCGCATAGAATGACAACATCTTCTATGGTTCCTCCTCATCTAATTGGTTCTGTTTGGGAAAGATGTGAGGATATCTTGAAGAAGCTAGAGCCTAGTAGTGATGGAAGATTTGAATTATCAGACCTTCTTCATATGCTGCTGTCCGGTCAACAGCATATGTGGATCGTTTGGGATGAAGATTTAGAAGGAGATCCAATTATTGGCGTGGTTATTACAGAAATGATGCAATACCCACGCAAATTTATGATTTCTGTACAATATCTGGCAGGAGAAAGGTTGGATGAGTGGTTTAACGAAACAGAAATTATGATTGCCAGTTGGGGCAAGGTTTCAGGATGTGATGGGATGGAGATGTCTGGAAGGCGCGGATGGGCAAGAAGGCTCAAAAAAGAAAAATGGACTGAAAAATACGTAATTATGACGAAAGATTTTGAAGACTTTAAGGATAAAGAATCTGAAATCCAAAAGCCGGATTTACAGATTGTTAGCAACTTAAAAGTCGCAGAAGGATAAGAGGAATTAGATATGGGTTCAAGCAGACGTAGTAGCTCTCCACAGATGACCTCTTCAACTGTAACTCAACAGGCTCTTCCTGATTACGCTAAACCTTATTTTCAGAGGATGATGCGTAGCGCAGAGGCATTAGCTGGTGAAGAGTATCAGCCTTATCAAGGCCAGAGAATTGCAGGATTTGAGCCTGAGCAAATGGGCGCATTTCAAGGGATTACCGCTATAGCTGGCAGAGACCAGCCGGGAATGCGGCAAGCTCAACGAACAGCTATGGATATGGCCCGTGGTGTAGGCGGTGTTCCACAGGTAAGCAGTCGATATACACCCGGACAGATGGGGGATCTTTATCAGTCTCGTGATTTTGATCAAAGATATGAGTCTGAGAATGCGCCAGATACTTATCAGTCTGGTGAGCTTGGCCCTCTTTATCGGGCAGGGCAATTTGGTGAGGACCCTATCAGAGGAAGAATGGGTGCTTACCAGAACCCTTATCAGGAAGCTGTTCTTGATAGATTACAGCGTAGAGCAATAGAAAGGTTTGATGAGGGTCAGGCTCAGCGTGATATGCAGGCTGCTCAACAGGGAGCATTCGGCGGAAGTCGTGCTGCTCTTCAGGATTTCACTGCCAGACGTGATCTGGAAGAAAGATTGACTGACATGGAAGCCCAACAACTACAGAGAGGATTTGGAGAATCGGCAAGGCTTGCCGGTATGGATGTCTCTCAGGCGCAACGAGCGCGTGAAGCACAAGAAGCTGCAAGACAGAGAGAGGGAATGATGGGGTTAAGCGGATTCGAGGCTCAGGAGAGAGCCAGACAAGCCGCAGGTCAAATGGGCTTAACTGCCTATCAAGCTCAAGAAAGAGCAAGACTTGGAGAAGGTCAGCTTGATTTAAATGCTTATTTAGCCCAAGAAAGGGCAAGACAAAGCCAAGGACAGATGGGTCTGAGTGCTTTTGAAGCAAGAGAAAGAGCTAATCAGGCCGCAGGTCAGCAGGCTATGAGCGCAGATTTAGCGAATCAAAGGGCTTATGAAGCAGCAATGGCTAGAAGGCTTCAGGCCGCTGGTATGCTGCCTTCAATGGCTAGTACAGAGCAATCACTTGATTTGCAGAGGATGGCTGGTTTACGTGGTGTTGGAGGAGAATTGCAGGCACAGCGTCAACAAATGATGGATCAGTCATATCAGGACTTTATAAACCAACGGGATTACCCAAGACAAAACTTAGCTTTCTTCCAGCAGTTGCTTTCTGGACTTCCTGTAACGCCTTCATCAGAAGTAATGCAATTTCAGCCAAGGCCCAATCCTTATGCTCAGATGATGAACATGGGATTAGGTGGGATGCAGATGATGAGCGGCATGAGAGGATTAGGAGGCTAAAATGGCATCACCGTCAAATGTAGAAGATTTAGTTGGCCTTGCTAGCAGAGTTTCTAGCCTTCCAGATGAGAGTCTTGCGCAGCTAACTCAACAGGAAGGAATTGAGTCTTTGATTGCAGCAACTGAAATGAAAGATAGAGAAGTTACCAGAGCTGAAGCTGCTGCCCAACCTCAAGAAAATACGACTGTTTTGGATAATTTGATTCAAAGAGCGATAGGCGTTCCTAATAATCCTATGGGTATTACAGGAAATCCAATGGATATCCCTCAAGACCCGATGATGATGCAGGCTAATGTCCCTCAAACAGGGATGCGTAACCCTCCATTATCAAGAATGCCTGAAAACACTATGCCTGAGCTTGCTCCTGAAATGCTCCGACAACAGGTTCCGGCTGCTCGTGTGGGAGGATTGATACGCAAGTTTGATAATGGTGGTCAGTTTGCTTACAACCCATATTTTCAAGAAGCTCTTGCTCAGACGTTTCAGGGAATGACTCCTCAAGAGTTAATAGCTGCTGGAGCTGATCCTTCACAGATTCAAAGAGCCAGTGGAGAATATGCACAAAGACTTCAAGAAACACCTGAATCTATAGCGTCTGTTTATAATCCTTTGGTAGTTGAGCAAAGAGAAAATCTCTTGAAAAGAGAAGAGATGGGGAGAAACTACGGATATGTTCCACCAGAAATGTATGATCAGCCTATTATTCCTCAAAAATCATTAGATGAATATCACCAAGAACAGGCAAGGACAGGGCTTGAAACAGACCCTTATTTTGGAGGAGCGCAAGCTCTAGGTTTGCCAACTAGGGGTGGAAAACTTGACGAGTTGACTACCAGATTCTTTCCAGCAGGCGTTGAGCCGACTGAATTTTCTCAACCTATAGGTGGTCCAGATATGGCTAATATAGGCTCTGGAAATCTTGTCAATACTGTTGATGGTGGTGCTAGTGCTACTACTACTCCTCCTGTTACTGGTGCTGGTGATGGTGTAACTCCTCCAAACCAAGTAATCGGAGGTCCTCAGTATGGTGCAAGTGTTCCAAAAGTAGATCCTTTGGTCGCTGGTGCTACTCTTGCTCATAAACAACAACAGCAGGTATTAAGTCAATTGATTTCTTCTATTCCAAATCCTTTGGGATTAGATGCAACAGAAACATCAACACGAACAGAGCTTTCTAATTTTGAAGCAGAAGAATCCAATAGAATAAAAGAGCTAGGAGAAGAAATAGATCAATATATGCTTGATCTTGACGAGCTTGAAGAGGGAATTCCTGATCGAGATTCCATTAAGAATAGAATTAAAACACAGACCAACTTGGGGCTGGCTCAGGCATTTTTTAATGCGGCAGAAAAAGGAAGCCCTGACTTTATAACAGCAATGGCAGGTGCATTTGGAGATGCCAGCGGAGTTATGAATAAGATGACTGGTCAGGAACAAAAAGAAATCTATCAACATGCGGTGGATGCTTTTAATCGCAAGGCAACCAGAGCTAACGCTTCCTTTACAAGAAGGCAGGGTCTTCTTACCGAACAGAGCAGAAGGGCAACTACCGCAGCAACTACTAGAACTAACTTCCTAGCTGCTCTTAAAGAGGCTAATGATTTGGCTCAAGAGGCTCGTGATTATAACTTTCAGGTTTATACTGATGCTAAAGAAAGTGCTAGGGATGCCAGAGATCACGAACAAGCTCTTCGAGATTGGGTAGCGGGTGAAACAAAAAATTACAACGATACAGTTGGAACTCTTTCTAGGGATGTACAAACAGGAGTTCTTGTAGATATGCCGCAGCACCAAAGAGCTAATGCTTTGCTTTATGCGCAATATGGTGTTGAGCCTGCTCAGGTTGCAGCAAACATTGGAATTGATAGGAATTTAGAAGAGGTCAATGAGCTTTATAAGGCTGCTGTTGAAGCAGGAACTTCGGCTGATCCATTGGCAGATGCATGGAATCAATGGGAGGAACGAGTTGAAGACTCTGGTATTACAAGATACGGCGACCGCGCTTTAATGACTCAATTAAGGCCATCATTGGAAGCGGTGATGCAAAGATCAAGAGATGATAGCGGTCAGATAAATCAAGCTGCTTTTATATCTAATCTGGAAGGTATGAGGCAGCAAGATAATTGGAATTGGTTAGATATCGGTTCTACTTTATAAAAAATAGGGAGTTTACTGCGTCTTTACGTAGTACAAAAAATGGCAAATCCTCCAACTTATGAAGAACTTATTGATTTAGCACTTCAAGGCAAGCCTGCTCCTGACAACTGGACAGATGCTTTAGATCAATACGATATTCCTTTAGCTGAAAGACTTTTAATTGAGTCGTCTCAGCCAAAAGACACTAGAGCGCCTGCCCCGCTAAGAACAATTCGTCCCGGCGGATTTTTTGGAAACGTAATGGGATTAGAGGAGCCACCTCCTCCTCCCCAAGAGCTTATGGAGCAACCGGCTGAACAGCCAGTTCCACGAGACATTCAAAACGCTTATGACTTATTTCAGGGCGCTCCCTCAACTGGCGCTGGTCAGGCTCCTGCTGTCTTTACCCCAATTGAAGAAGAAGAAGATCCTTGGGGAGGAGCTTTAGCTACTATACCTAGAGGAATTGCCAAAGGAGTAGGACAAACAGCTATTAGTATGGGAGAAGGACTCCTTGCAATGGCTGATGTTGTAACCGGAAGTAATATTGAGGGGATAGATCCCGATACAAGCAGGGCTTTTGAGATCCTACAAGAAGCCAGAGAATTCGTAGGCAACGAAGAAGGGGTGGTTGGAAAGCTCTCTGAAGCAGTAGGCAGTATGTTCCTTTTTGCCATACCCGGATTAGGTCAGGCTGGAATGGCTGGAAGAGCGGCAACACTTGCTGCAAGTGGACCGGCTGCTCTAAAGGCAGCTCAACAAGCAAGAAATTTTGCAAGAGGTTTAGGCGCTTTAAAATGGTCAGCAGCAGGCTCTGCCGGAGCAGGCGAATCAAGCCAAATGATGGCGGCATTTAAAGAAGCAGGAGGGGATTACACCCAAGGACAAAGAAATTTATCAATAGCTACGGGTGGCCTTATTGGGCTTACCGAGTTAGTGCCTATAGAGAGCGTTTTAAGGGGTTTCCCAAAAGGCAACAGTCCAAGTTGGATTGTCAATAAAATGACAAGCGCCTTTGTAAACGGAGGAATGGAGGGCCTTCAGGAAGCTGGCGCTCAAGTTTTACAGAGAATCAATGCTACACATATAGGCGGATATAACCCTGATATGGACTGGTTTGATAGCTCTTTATCAGAAGATTTTGGCTATGGTGCTGGTGCAGGTGCAATCTTTGATCTATTGCTAAGTGGTAAGGGGAGCAGACTTAGAGGGGGTCCTAGACCAACAGCAGAGCAAGTACAAGCAGGCTATGAGGGAACAAAATTACCTCCTGTTGCTTCTGAAGAAGAGCTACAGAAAGTAGAAAATCTTACCTTATATGATAAGAATGGAAACCCACAGCAAGGAACTTTTGAAGGGATAGAAGGAGACAATGCCAGAGTAAGAATAAACAGTACCGGCGAATCTATTTCGGTTCCCAGAGATCCGCAGGATGGAGTTGGGGATCAGGGATTTTCTCTGTTTGGGAATGAGAATATCTATACTCCGAAGTATCGGATAGGAACAGTTGATGAAAACAATCAACCTTCTGGTTCTGTTGAGATAGGAACTTTAAGCGATCAAGAAGTAAATAATCTTCTTGTTCAAAAAGAAAAAGACTGGCGACTAACAGATAATCCTACTTCACAGCAAGAGTCTGATTACACTGCTCTTGCTATTGAAAATAACAGGCGGGGAATTTATCGGGAAGGAACAGACCAAGAAGGAAGGGTTGACGAGCCAACACCAGTAGAAAACAACTCAGAGACTGCTCCTGTTAAGGCTGAAGACCAACGTGTTTATGATGAGGAATTAGACGGAAAGCTAAAGACTGGCGTTGACGCAATTCTTACAGACGCAGAAACAGCAGAAACTCAACCATCAGTGGCTCAACGAGTAGACACTAGACCAGCAGAAATTGAAGGTCTTACAGCAGAAGAGTTAGCCCAGATTGATCGCCGCGCTGAAGATACCAAACTTGGTTACGATGCTGAGGATATGGGAGCAACTGTTCGCCGAGAATTTGGAGACGAGGCAGGCGATAGATTTGATAATAGAATAAAAGAGCGTACAGATGAGCTAGTTAAACAAAGGCAAGCAGAAGAGTCCCAACAAACATCGCTTGTTCCAACTGTAAAATACCGCAAAGAAGGGGTTTCACGAGAGATTAACGCTCCTGATATTTACAGCGATATTGCCTATAGGAGAGGTAGAACAAGAGGAACAAAAAATCCCAGTCAACAAGAACAGAATGCTGCTAAAAACTATAACCTAGATATCAAGGAGTTTGAAACCTTATCAAGATCATATGCAGCTCAGAACAATAAAGAAGTCGAACAAGATAATCAGAGGTTAAAAGAAGAAGGAACGCCTCCGGCAGATTGGGATGGATTTGAACTTGGAAGTTTTGGTGATTTTGTTAATGATCATGCGGCGGGTAAGCGTATTTATGATGTAGATCAAGCTCTTGCTAATTCTAGTCTTAATAAAAAAGACTTAAAGCCTCTTATTAAGGAGGTTACAGGAAACCCTTCAAGCTCTGTTATTGGTATGACAGGAGATCAACGCGCCCAGTTAATAGAAAAGATTGGCAATGAGTCTGTAGCAAGAAATAAACAGAAGAAGTCTCCTTTATTTAATGTTGATTTTATAAAGGCAGATAAGACTTTAAGAGTTACTGATAACGCTGGCGTAACAGTTAAAACAGTTCCCGTTGAAGAAATGGCAGATCCTTTATTAGAGCTGGATAGGTTACAGAATCAATACAATCTTACTGAAGAGTCTTTTGATACAGCAAGGAATGGTATTAGAGGCTTTTCTCCTCTTGCCCAGAGACTTCCCGATGACTTAGGACAAGAGAGGATAACTATTCCTGACACTAATCAGGAATTGGTTTTTGCTTCTGAAGTTGACAAGGCTCTGCATGAGGTTGCAGCCCCTCCCAAAGGTAAGGCAAACACCCCCGAAGGGAAAGAGCAAAGGACAAGAGACAAAAAATATATAAACTTCCTTCAAAGGCATTTTTTACAGAACAACGGAAAAAAACCTACTGTTAAAGAATTAAGAGCTAAAGGGAAGCAAATAAAGAATGAGTTGATTAACCCTGTTCTGGAGGCATCTCCAGAATCTCAGGTTATCAATGTTCCTTTGTCAGAAACAATACAGGTTACATCACCTATAACTGTTGATCAGTTAAAAGAATTTAGGTCAAGAGCAGCAGAACTAGGTATAGCTCCTAATTTTATTGATATGGGCATGGAGTCTTGGAGACAAAGGCCAGATGTTGATATTGATACGATGGTGGCAGAAACCTTTAGACATTATCTTGAAAAAGGGCCAAGGGAAAGCGGTGAAATAGTAACCCCTAGATCTTCTATAGAAAACATTGCTGCTGAATTTAAAAAGAGGGGATACTCTCCGGCAGTTTGGGCTGATTGGTATACTAGGACGGGAAGAAGTTTGCTGCCTATGGAAGGCTCTCAAGGAACAATACTTGAGCCTATGTTAGGAGACCCTACAGACGTAGACATAGCAATAGCAACTAGTATCAACAATATTATTAAAAAGGCAGCTCCTAACGCTGATGGCAGGATAGCAAATAGTTTATTTGACCAAAACGGTATTCCTGTTATGGGCCGTCAGATTGGAAACATAGTTGCCGTCTCAACCGCAGAAAATGAATATGCTGATCCTCAAAACGCCGCTTTCCATGAAGCAACTCACTATCTTCTAAGAGAAGGATTTTTTACAGAAGAACAACAAAACTATATTGACTTACCAGAGACTCGCGCCAAGTTAAGAAGCGTAGTTCAAGAGTTACTTGGCGAAGATGGTTACAGTCTTGCGTTCAAGGATATTGAGCCGGGAACAGAAACAGATATTCAGGAGCTGCTGGCATATACATCCGGGTACTATAACAGCGCAATGGAAAGAAACGGCAAGCCACCTGACGTACTTACCAAAGAGCTTGATAAAGGACCCCTGAGAAGAATACTCGATTCCATCTATAATCTGTTTAAACGGATTGGACGGTTTATAAATGGCACTGATAAAGACTCCCTGACTGCCGAGCTGGAGCTTTTTACTCCTTCTGAACTTGCAGCTCAGGAAGCAAAGATAAAGTCTTTGCTCGATATGGTTAGAAAAGGGGAGATTGGGACACAAGAGCCTATAGGCCGTATTGATCCAAGTGGAACCGCAGATGACAGCCCTTTGCCTATGATTCACATGGGTAAAGCAGCAGCAAAACAATATAACTATCGCCTTAAATCTGAGCTTACATCTTTTCTGGAAGATAAAAAGACACAAAATTCTGCCAAAGGATCTGAATGGCTTGATACTTTAGGAAAAAAAGACAATAACGGAATCCCAATAAAGTCAGGACTTCTTGCAGGTGCTGTATCTAGGGGTGACTTTAAAATGGCTGAATTGCTCAACTCTCAGCTTCCTGATTTTCTTTCAAGAAACTTTGACGAAAAAATAACTAAGAAGCAGCTTTTAGAAGAATTAAAAAAAGAATCTCACTTAGTAGAGATACATGTAGCTGGATATACCGAAGACGCTAGGCTTTCATCAACGGATCAGATTGCTTTGTCAATGGCAGAAGATCAGTTGAGAGAAAACTACATTCAGTACGGAAGATATTTTTCAAAAATATATCCCTTTAGAACGCTTATGAGTGTTCTTAGCTCAGAGCAGATAAAATCTGGAGAGCCAAACAAACTTCCTGAAGATATAAAACCTATCTATGAAAAATGGGAAGGGCTAAGAAAAGAAAACAAGGAGCTTTTTGATGAGTTTTTTGACAACAGAGAGATTATAGATGGAGAGCCTAATCCAAGATTTCTAGGTCGTACAAGCGATGGAGATAGTGTCTTTTATGAGCTAGATAATGATCCTAGATTTGAAGAGTTAAAAAATGAGGCGTTGTCGGATTTGCAGGATTTTGTCTTAAAAAGACAAATTGGTCAGAGAATTAATTCAGAAGATGTTTTTGCTGAAATTGCTGAAGATGGCTTTAAAGAAAACGCTATTCTTAGTGATTTTGGCCTTATGCCTCGGAGTATCGGTGACATAAAAGAAATCTCTGATTTATGGGAAGCTCTCGCAACAAGAGCAGGCACATCTCCATTAGAAGATCGAAATATTACTAACTATCAAGATGAAATAAAACAAGCACAACGCAGAATTTTTGGACTTCGTAATCCAGAAGAATTTCAAGGTGATCCAAGGTCTAGGGTTTTGCCAATAGCTCAGAAGGGTCCTGCTCCAGTTGCTGGAGAAGGATTTCTTGATATAAGTCCTCCATTTATAGATTACACGGTATGGGGCAAAAGAAGGGTTTCTGAAGATTTTTATGATTCATGGGATCAATATAAGGTAGGCCCTGAAAGCGCTAGAATGATTGTTATTTCTTCTCCTGTCGATGTTCCCTCTGATTTGTATAAGGGAAAGACAATACCTAACTATTATGCTGAAGGGCATACCGGAAACATTAAAAATCCTATAGTTCATATTCGTGTTTCCGATATTCTCACAGAAGACGGAAAGAAAATTTTAGTTGTTGAAGAGGTTCAATCCGATATACATCAGGGAGCAGGCGCACAAATAAGAGATATTGCAGCAGAATCTATGTACGGACGTGGAAACACATGGTCTCGTTTAAACAGAACACAAAAAAATGAAGTAAGAAAAAACCTTGCTAAACATGAGGATCGGGTTTATGGAAAGGACGGTAGCTATCCAAATTTGCCATTTAAAAAACAATCTGAATGGATAAATCTAGGTCTTAGTCATGCTGTCAGAATCGCTGTTGACGGAGGCTACGATGGAATAACTGTTGCTAATTCTAATTTTCAGAAAGAAAGGTACTGGGAGAACTTTAAAGATCATATATCTGGACTGTCTATAACTCGACTTCAAAATGCCGAAGACGGCTATCAAGTGCAATATTCTGTTCCTACTGATATAGGTCCTATACGAAAAGACAGACCAAAAAGATTTGATCAACGAAAGTTTAATAATTGGATAGGAGAAGATGTTGCAAATCTTGTTCTTTATAAGCAAGAGCAAGCCCAATTTGAAAACGATCAGGAAACTCTGGAAATCCCCAATATCATTGAGTTTATTAACGAAACAACCCAAGAGGTTCTGGATCTTGAGAAAAGACTTATGTCTAAGGAAACTGTGGATACAGAGACTTTAAATCTTTTTAATAAGTATTTTAGTGAGACATCAAGAAGGAACCTTTCCAATGCAAGAAAACCGGATGGTTCTATAGATATACCTGTAGGAATCTCTGGTTTTGTCCAGATGTACGATCATCAAATACCGAATCAGCTTAGAGAAAATTTAACAAGAACTTTTTCAAATAGAGAGAAAAAGGATTACAAAAAAAATAAGCAGGTAGTTTGGTTTGGAGAGGGGCCAACAGGAGCAAGGATCGTTTCTCCTGATGAAATGGCTGATTTACCTAATATTGAAACTTTTTTTGAAGAGACTTTAGAGCAGCAACCCCTTACAGATGAAGAAATATTAGCACGTCAAATTGCAGAAGAATCTGGAATGTATGAGGTAGGAGATATAGATCCCCTAGACCTTCCTCCTGAACAGGTGTCAAGAGGTAGGCAAATAGTTTCTGCTGCTAATAATTCAAGCACATATTTTCCAATAACTTCTGATATGACTGACAGAAAAGGCGGGGAAAGCGGAACCGATGTTGTTGCCTATTCTATGGCAGCTTTAGGAAGGTCTGGAGCTAGAGAAAGAAAACGTTTATTTGATAATACAAGATCAAAAATAACCAATTGGCTGGATAGCAGCGTAGCACAACCTCTTAAAGGCTTGCATGACAGGGAAAAATATCTTCTGGAACGTGGAAAGTTTTTAGGAACTATACATAGAGTAGAAGAGTTTGCCCTACGATTAAGAAATGACCTTGCTCCCTATCTTGATAAAAGAAATCCTAAAAAGAGAGCAGACTCAGAAAATTTACGTAAGGCGCTTGTTTCTTATATGACAACCTCTCCTGCTGATGGAGAGGCTTCTAGGTTAGAGGTACTTCAGGCAATAGATAAAAATGTGGCTAAGTCTGCTGTCAGGGCAAAAAATGTTATTGAGGATATAGGAAAAGAACTCGTTTCAAGGGGTCTTTTACGACCAGATACGTTTGAATCAAATAAGCGATCTTACATGCCCCAAATGTATCTTAAACATATTTTGGCAGATCCATCTGGAAAATCCCTTTCTTATTTGCAAGAACAAAAAATCCCTGTAGATGATGTTACAACTCGTAATTTACTTGGAGATTTAACTGAACTCGCTCCAGAATTTGTTGTTGGAAGGCATATACAGAGATCCATGAGAGATATAGCCCTGATGGAGTTTTTTGATTCTATATCAAAAGGAAAAAATTGGGCATTAAAAGACGACAAATTGATGGTTAAATGGATAGATCCTAACACTGGAAAACAGATGGAAGATTCTGTTTTTTGGATGCACAGAGCAGCCCAAGACTTTGAAAATAACGCAAAGTATTTTCAAGATGGAGATCAAAAGAAAGCTCAGGAAATGATTGCTACGGCTCAAATGTTACGAGAGGCTTATATTCCTGTTTTGCAGCAATATGCCAAAGAGTTAGGTCTTGGAGCAGTTCTTGATTCCAATCAAAATGTAGATCCTAAAAAGTTAGACGCAATAGATCCCGGCGGTTTAGAGATTCTTGCTGGAGGGCAGTCGTTTAAACGGGTTCCTAATCATCCTAAGTATGGAAAACTTGCTGGCATGGCTGTTCATTCAACTATTTATGATGATGTTATTACCGGTGTAAGTTACACGGGATGGGGAGACAACTCCTATACCAAGCTAGGAAAAGCTGCAAGAAAGGCAACAGCTATATGGAAAGGAATCAAGGTTCCTCTTAACCCTCCGACAGTTGCCCGTAATACTTTTTCTAATATGATTCTTATGCATCTATCCGGTGTTCCAATGCACAGGATATTGCCAAATATGGCTAAGTCAGTCAGAGAAATAATTGCCTATAAAAACGCGGTAAAAAATAAGAACAAAATGTCTGAGCAAGAATTTGCTGAGGCAATGGAAAAATCTAAGCATTACAAAGCGATGCTTGATAGGGGGGTTGCAGAAGCCTCGTTTACTGAATCAGAGCTATATAGATTTGTTGAAGATATTGAGCAGATGCTTAATGAAGTTACCATTGAAGACGCTGGAATTCTTAATTGGTTGAACATAAAGACTTTCAGAAAGATTATGAAGAAGTCTGGTCAGTGGTATCAAAATATAGAGGTTATGGGTAAAACTGCTATTGCCTTGGATATGATGGAGCATCAGCAGAGTACGGCTGATGAGGCTTTCTTAAAAGCTCAGAAATATTTATTTGATTATTCTCTTGTGCCTCCTTTTGTAAGAGGTACTAGGACAAGTCCTATAGGTATTCCGTTTTTAACTTTTTATTATAAAGTTGCCCCTGTTTTATTAGATACCGCTATAAACAGGCCCTTTAAGTTTGCTCCTTATGTGGGAATGATGTTGGGACTTGAGGCAGTATTTAAGAATATGTTTGATATTGACGATGAAGAATATGAAACAATGCTGAATCTTTTGCCTGATTTTGCTAAGAATCCCGGCGCAACGTTCCCCCTTCCTATAAGAGACTCTAATGGCAGGGTTCAGTTAATTGACCTTGGTTTTATTTTTCCGTGGGGAGCTTTCACAGACCTTTCCTATCAGGCTATCAAAGGGGTAAAACAGCTTGCTCCGGGTCCACAAAAGGAAGGGATAAATGGGAAGGATATTATAAGCACTATTGGTCTTTTTGGAGGTCCGTTATGGGCTTTGCATGGCCCCTTAACGAATATAGATCCATTTACTTTGCAACCAATTAGAAAAGAAGGTGAGCCTTTATGGATTGGAGGGGCAAAAGAAGAGCTATTTCAGGGCCGTGGTCAGGTAACAGACACAATACTTTATTTAGCTAATCAATATATGTTGCCCGGATTTCTTCATACAGACTATGGAGCAACCAAGCGATTAATTGATGCTTCTTCTGGTCAAAGATCCTCCAGAGGAGGAGAGGGAAACACGGTTACTCAGGCAGCATTAAAATTTGCAGGATTAAACCTTTACAGTATAGATCCACAAACTGCTTCTAACGTTGTTTATTATGCTCAACAAGAACTACAGAAAACAACTACAGCAAGAAATAGAATGCTTCAAGATAGAAGCATGTCTCGTGAAGAAAGAAGAAGAAGACTGCTGTCTTTTGATAAGGAAATAGAGTTACAAATGCAAGTTCTTGAAGAGCTTATTCAAAGTGTTACTCCTAGCCCTAACCTTTATAGAGCTTTGCTTTCAGATGAACAAAGGGAAAGACAAAAATGAACGATAAAACTTCAAGCAAATTAATAAAAATGCTCAAGATACATGAGGGAGTCGAATCCCATGCTTATAAATGCAGTGCATCCAAGATCACTGTTGGCGTGGGAAGAAATATAGATCCTGAAGGCGGCATTGGTCTATCCGAAGATGAGATAGATTATCTTCTGCAAAATGATATAGATAGGGTTTATGTTGAGCTTGACTCAGAGTATTCATGGTTTTCCGACCTTGATTCGGTTAGGCAAGATGCAATGATTGATATCAGCTTTAATCTTGGTCAAACACGTTTAAGAGCTTTTAAAAATGCTCTTGCGGCAATGGCTAGTAAAAATTGGAGAGCGGCTGCTGATGAGTTTCTTGATTCAAGATGGTCCTCTCAGGTTGGGAACAGGGCTAAAACGCTGACTGAAATGATAAGAACTGGTAGATATATTGAGTAGGATGCGTAAGTGCCGATGTTTATGTTGTTGTATGTCTGACAGGGAAGCTATTGTTGCTGTTCGATGGTTTGTTGCTTTAACAATTATGGTATTGCTCTATGAATCTTAGTATTGCTCTAGGTTTTTTGTTAATCGCTACTGCTGGAGGCAGTTACTTTTATATCAATATGCAGAAAGCTCAAATAGGGCAACTTCAGGTAGAGCTTCAAACCTCAGTTAATAATCAGGAAGTTCTTGAGAATACTATTTCTCAGCAAAATACTCAGCTAGAAGAGCAGCTACAAGCCCAACGAGAAAATCAGTTAAGGATTACAGAGCTAACCGAGGCTAATGATGAGGCTCGTCAGGAGGTCTCTGAGATGCGCAACACCTTTGCTCGACATGATCTCAATAACCTTGCTATCGCCCGTCCGGGACTTATTGAGGGAGTTGTAAACCGAGGTACTGCACAGGTACACCAACAGTTCGTTGATCTAACTAACCCAAGGCAATTCGATGAAGTACCTGTTACTGAGTAGTGTTTTTCTTAGTGGTTGTTCTACTTTAGGCAATCTGTTTAGTGATCCTCCGGCTGTGCCGGAAGTAGCTCCGGTAGAGATTGTCACTATTACAGAACCGGCTCCCATGTATCATCCCACACTTCCTGAAGCGGTTAATCCTGCTGAAATAGAGTGGGTAGTCCTTAATCCGAGTGTGATGAGGGAATACATTGATAATTACGATGAGGGTAATGCACCTGCTCTGGCTTACTATGCGCTTACCTCTCAAGCCTATGAAAACCTAGCGAATAACCTAGCCGATATTAGGCGGTATATCAGACAGAGTTTAAACATCATTAAGTATTATCGTGATAATGATCCAACGAGAGATCAAGAGGAAGAGTAGCTATGGATGAACCAATAAAAAAGAAAATTGATCTTGAGGTAGAAGTCACCCCTAACAACATAGGGGTAAATCCTTATCAACGGTGGATACATCTAGCGAGAACTGTTGATGCATGGAGAATTTTTCCGAGAATCTTTGTGGGCGTATACATCTATCTTGTTTATGAGGTTGTCCTGTGGTTTATGACCTTGGAAGAGCCTAATCTGGAGCAGGCTGGCTTGGTCTCTATAATTGTTGGAGCTATGGGCGCTGTCTTTGGAATTTACGCTGGAACCTCTGGGCAATCCAAGAAGTTTAAGGGCGAGGAAGAATGAACGAGGCTTTTGCCCTGATCGGTGACGTTGGGTTCCCGATTGCTATTGCGTTGATTGCAGGATTTTTCATATTCCTGACGATCAAGTACATCTTAGAATCGGTTATAGGTCAGGTCAACGGAATACATGGCATTGTCCAAGCTCTTGATAATAGAGTAAAAACCATGAATCATGATATTGTTAGGCTTGATGCAACAATGTGTAGTGTTCTTGGGATCAGGCCCGATCTGAACAGAATTGCCAGAGCCGATGGGAAAGAAGATGCAAGAAGAGATTAATGGATGTAGCCGCAGCAATCAGCGAGTACGGTTTTCCGATAGTAGCGACTGTCGGTCTGCTGTACATGATCCATTTTATCTGGAACTTTATAACCAATAATATTAAGACAAAACTGGCAGAGGCTAACGTCACGTTGATTAAACTCATAGACAGATGTCGTATGCTTGATAATGACATCATACGGTTACAGCAGAAACTTGACACGGTGATTGAGCTAAGGGAGCAGAAAGATGAAAAAGTGGTTGATGTTAATAACGATTAGCCTGTTTGCAGTTCCAGCCAAAGCAACCGATCTGGTTTTCACCTTCAGTAACCCTTCTTTTAGTGGGTTTGGTCAGTCTGCGCATTATTTAACGATTGATGAGCAGGAAAGAACCCGTAAAGCTGAAATACTGGATGAACTTGAATCCAAGGCAGAAGATATACTTCGAGCAGAGGAAAATACTACTTTAGCTAAGTTCGTCAGAAACCTTGAAAGCCGCATCTTTGCTCAACTTTCACAGGATTTAGCTAACTCTCTTTTCAATAGCGAGAGTGGTGGTTCCGGTGGAGTATTTGATCTTCAGGGAAATCAAATTAGTTTCGTTAATACGGGCACAGAGATTGTTCTTTTAGTGACTGACCTTGACGGAGGAATTACGGAGATCCGCATACCTGTCGGATCATTTGGCATCTGTAGTACAGACGAGTGCGCTCTCTAACTTTATGTGCTATGGGACTCTTAGTCTCAGGGTGCGTTAGCGTTGACCCGTATACATGCGGCACTTTAAGTAATTACTGCTCACCAGAGCCACGGGTAGAAAGACCAACTCTGACTGATCTTCAGAACTTGCCGATGCCTCGTCAAAAGGCTGTAGTGAGTGTCTATTCTTTTGCAGATCAAACAGGTCAACGTGCTACAGCCGATAACATGGCATTGTTTTCAACTGCCGTAACTCAGGGGGCGGATTCTTTTCTGATTGACGCCTTAATGTCAGCCGGAAACGGTACGTGGTTTTTGGTTGCAGAACGCGCAAATCTTGACGTTTTGACCAGAGAACGGCAGTTAATTATCTCAACCCGTAACAATTATGATGGAGAGGGCGCTAATGAACTAGAGCCACTATTGTTTTCAGGATTGATACTCGCAGGCGGGATTATTGGCTACGATACAAACCTTCTAAGTGGCGGTGCAGGGGCGCGTTATTTGGGTATAGGTGCAAGCGCACAGTACCGAGTGGATGAGGTTACCGTGTCTCTGAGAGCCGTTCTCGTTCAAACGGGACAGGTGTTGTTGAATGTGATCACTAGTAAGCAGATATATTCAACGGCGACAAACTTTGATACCTTTATATTTACAGAAACTGGCGGAACTGAACTCGTTGAGATAGAAGCAGGGGCTGCCAGAAACGAGACTGCGACCTATGCAGTTAGAAGTGCCATTGAAGCGGCAGTTCTGGAACTGGTGCATCAAGGCATTCAGCAGGATATGTGGGACTATACCCCACAAGGAGGTTCAGAATGAGATTACTGATTAAAAGCTGCTTTGTTTACTTGTTTCTTTTGTATTCACTTGCCTATTTCATTTCAGCTAATGCTGCCAACAACAGCATATATCTGACTCAATCTGGCGGCTCGACAGCCCTGACCCTTAATATCGACCAGATAGGCAACTCCAACGTGGTTGGAACCACCAGCGCAAGGGTCTCTCTTACAGGTACTTCGCTTACGGCTGATATAGATCAGATTGGCGATAGCAACACTATTGCGATGACGGCGGCACAGGCTAACTCTGCCAGTTTTACTTTGAGAAGCACAGGTGATTCCAATACTCAGACATTGGCGCTAGGTGCGTCTGGTGATGTGCAATCCACTGATTTTGACTTTGCTGCTACCGGCGATTCAAATGTATTGAGCTATACGCAAGGCGCAGCAGCTACGGCAACCAGCGGCAATACAGACATCGTAGTGACCGGAACGAGCAACAATCTCAACATCGTAAGTGAGGTGGTGAGTGGTGTGAATAACTGGGATGTGGACGGCTCAAGTAACGATATAGATACAACTCAGACCGGAAATGCATCAAGTAGCATCACGGCAGACATTACGGGGTCAACGAACAATATCGACATAGACCAGACCCACGCATCTGGATCAACCAGCGGGATTGTTGACATAATAGCTGTGACAACTGGCGGTGTAATTGATATTGATCAATGTGTAAGTGGCTGCTGATATTCCTGCCGATTGTAGCTAACGCTCAAGTTGGATCTATTTCTGAGCTACGCGGCATCGGTGAGGTGCTTCGTGAGGACTCTGATGATTCCTTAGTTGCTGCGTTAGAGCTTGGTATTGCCAGCATGGATAATGTCAGAACTGGTAACGGCAGGTTATCCATTACATTCCTAGATGACAGCACTGTAAGCCTGACTGAGCGTTCCAGCATCGTTATTGATGACTTTGTGTTTGATCCTGACCCATCACAGTCTCGTCTAGCTCTCAATATGGCCTCTGGAACGGCTAGATTTTTGACAGGTGCGCTAGGCCGTATCAATAGAGAGAATGTTTCTATCAGGACTCCAGTAGCCACCGTCGCGATTCGTGGGACGGAGTTCACGACCCATGTATCTGAAATTGGCGAGACGATGGTTATCTTGTTGCCTGATGAGAATGGTGAAGCTAGCGGCGAAATAGTGGTCACTTCAATGGCTGGCGAGGTAGTTATGAATGAGCCGTGGCAGGCGACTGCGGTCACTGTCTCTGAGTCTCCCCCTACCCCGCCGGTCATTCTCCAAGGGATGACCATGAACTTCCTCAATAACTTGTTAATCGTCAGCCCTCCCGATGAAATTCAAGAGGCGGTGGACGAGCAAAGTGGCACAGCTTCTAATATTCTCGATGTGGATTTACTCGAAGAAGATGCGCTGGAAGACAACGAACTCGATGAAGATGCGCTTGAAGAAGATATGGGGCGATTAGACATTGACTTACTGGCAGTCGATTTCCTTGGCGATCTTCTGGTTCAAGTCTCTGAGTCAAGAAAGCAAGCGAAAGTCTATGAGATGGATGGTGTAGAAATTGAAGGCGTGATTCCCGGCTTTGACCAACAGTTACAGGTGTACACCTTTACAGACGGGCCTAGCTTGTTTTTTGTAAGAAATGTAGAAAATACGATTGACCTAGAACTAGACAAAGGCTCTCCCTATAAGATAGATATAATGACTGCTGGCGTGAAGATACAGGCAGAAGTAAATGGGGGAGGCGATAATGCGATTTATATTAATCAGTCTAACTAGTTTCTCCGTTTTTGCTGCTAACAACTCTGTGGAAATAGACACAAAAGGCACTAATACCAGCATTTACATAGACCAAATAGGCACCGGTAATACCGCTCGTGTGTGGTGCGGATTGAGCAACGGTACGTTTACAACCCATACTTGTTCTAGTGCCGAAATAGATATTGACCAGAATGGCGATGATAATTTAGCTAAAGCCTATAGTCAGTACACCAATCACACTGGCAATGAGTATACGATCACACAGACGGGTAACGATAACACTGGCTACATTGACGCTGACCAAGACTCAAACGAGATGACTGTTACTCAGGTTGGTAACGATAAGCATGGTGAAATTTATATGTCTGGCGATGACAACGTGTATACAATCAGTCAGACCGGGAGCGGAAATCATTACGCCAAATTCTATGCCTTTGGGGATGACAGCACATGGACTGCCACGCAATCAGGTAGTGGTAATCACAATGCCTATATTAAAAGCTGTGGTAACTGCAATAACAATGATGCCACGATCACTCAATCAGGCAGCGGCGCAAAGGATGGGGATATTGAATTCAGAAACAATCCTGCTGACAACTCCACGGTCAACTTAACGCAAAGTGGTGATGGCGCACACGTTGGCAATATACTTGTGAAACAAGGAAATTACACAGTAAATGCAACACAAACCGGGACCGACGTAAAGAATTACACAGTAACGCTTGATTGCACATCAAGCTGTAATAAAACGGTTACAGTAAATCAGTTTGATTAGAGGTCAAGATGCCAAAGAAAAAACGAAATTACCGCAAGGAATACGACAATTATCAGGGCAAGAAGAAGCAGAAGAAAAGACGTGCTTCTAGGAACGCTAGTCGTGCCACAATGAAGAAGAAGGGTAAGGTTTCCAAGGGAGACGGAAAGGATGTGCATCACAGAGATGGTAATCCTAAAAACAAAAAAGCCAGCAACCTCAAGGTAACATCCAAGTCTAAGAACAGATCATTCAAGAGGACTAAAAATGCCCGAAAAAAAGCGTAAGAGCAAAAAAGACCCGCGTTTAGCAAGGGCCGGTGTTGCTGGTTTTAACAAGCCCAAGAGAACCCCCAGTCATCCCAAGAAATCTCACGTTGTGGTTGCTAAAGAAGGCGATAAGGTTAAGACGATTCGGTTTGGGCAGCAGGGAGTCAAGACTGCGGGTAAGCCAAAAAAAGGCGAATCAAAAAAACAAAAAGCTAGACGCAAATCTTTTAAAGCTAGACATGGTAAGAATATAAAGAAAGGTAAAATGTCAGCAGCTTATTGGGCAGATAAAGTCAAATGGTAGAAGATGTTAATAAAAACAGGCATCCAATTACTGAGGTTATTTGGGAGGATGCATGGATAGAGGCAAAAGACTTTCCAATTAAGGATATAGCAGAATTATCTCCTGTTATCCGTTCAACCATTGGCTATGCCATTGCTTCAACTGAAGAATGCATCATTCTCGCTACCGATCTTTACGACAAAGACGAAACAATCTTTAATACTCCAATGATTATTCCGTGGAATGCTGTGATTCATTGTTGGGAATTTGATATTCACTGATGAAGCTGCTTATTCCTATTATTGTCTTTGTTGTTGCAATCAGAGTTTTTGATCCTTGGCCCGTAGAAACAATCAGGCTTAAATACTTTGATGTTCTTTTAACTTCTCAAGAGGACAGAGACAGCGAACTTATAGCTTTATACAACATTGATGAGGCAGCACTTGAAGAAAAAGGTCAGTGGCCTTGGCCTCGTTCTTACTTAGCAAGTTTAAACACTGAGCTTGCTGAAAGAGGCGCTATTGCTGTTGTCTATTCTGTTCTTTTTCCTGAGCCGGATCGGTTTCTTCAGGATGGAGAATTTGCTTTAAGTATGCGTGAAATTCCAACTTTTCTTTCTGCGGTAGCTACCACAGACACGGACCGGCGTGATGGATGGGATATAGGCGTAGCCACGATGGGGCCTGTTCTTGAGAATGCGATGCAATACAGCGGTATTCTCCCGAATGTTCAAGCATTACAAGAGGCATCCACAGGAACCGGCGTAGTAAATGCAGCGCCCGAAGTAGATGGTCTGGTGAGGAGAATTCCGACCCTGATCAATGTGCAGGGGCAGCTATACCCGGCACTGTCTGTGGATGTTTTGCGAGGTCTGGCAGGTGATCCCAGTTATCAGGTCAGAGCAGGAGAGTCAGGGATCGAAGCGGTTAGGATTCCAGCCTATGACACGATCCAGACAGATTCGGCAGGCAGGATTTGGATTGATTGGAACACAACGTTTAAACAGAATGTAGAAAACAAGATTGTTTACGTTGGAGTAACAGCAGCAGGAATAAGTCCATTGGTTCCAACTCCCATCGGTCAGCTCTTCCCGCATCAGATTCAAGCTAATCTTCTTGAGACTCTCCTGAGTGGCTCTTCTCCAGTCAGACCAGACTGGTCATTAGCTGCTGAAACGCTAGTCTTACTGATTTTGGCTCTCTTAGCTGCGCTTTCAGCGCGTTTTCTGCCTGTTTATGGGGTGGCGATAGGCATTCTTACGATCTCCTCTCTAACGGCAATCTCGTCAGTTTGGGCGTATTTAAGGTTTGGAATGCTGTTAGATGCCTCATTACCGGTGCTTTCTGCCCTGACGGTAGGAGGTGCAGGGGTTTTCCAGAGAATGCTGACTGAATACAGGCTAAAAATGCAGATCAAGGGTCAATTCGGGACCTATGTCTCCCCTGATCTGGTGAAACAGCTACAGGATGACCCCTCTAAGCTCGTGTTAGGCGGTGAAACAAAAGAGATGACGTTCCTCTTCTGTGATCTGGTCGGCTTCACACCGCTCTCTGAGAGCCTACAGGACGATCCTCAGAAATTGGTCTGGATTATGAACAAAGCCCTGACAAGCCTTACAGACGTTGCTCTTAACAATGGAGCAACAGTGGATAAGTACATCGGAGACTGTCTTTTTTTGCTGTGGAATGCTCCGCTTGACTGTGATGACCACGAGGAAAAAGCCGTTTGTACCGCCAGAGACATGCTAATTGCGCTTAAATTCTTGAATGATGAGCTGGAAGAGGAAGGAATAGAGCGTTTAAACGTGGGCATTGGAATCAATACGGGCCTTTGTGTGGTCGGAAACATGGGATCAGAAAAGCGTTTTGACTATTCTGTGGTGGGCCATACGGTAAATACCGCCGCCAGATTGGAGGGAAAAACTAGGGGGCTGATCAAGAGGGGAGAAGTTCCTGTTCTTATCGGGGAGCCAACCGCAAAGAAGGTTCCTGACATGGTTCGTTATGTTGAGACCATTACTGTTAAGGGTCAGTCAGATCCGTTGCAAGTCTACACACTTAATATTTAAATGCGTTTAAACGACTATGATGGAAATTCACGTCCAGTTAGATGTTTATATTCCTTGATGTCAACTGGATTCCAATGGGGAATGAAAATAGCTTTTTTTATGAAGGTTAATAGTTTAAACATTCGGTCGGATCGGTAGACTTTATCTTCTCTGCGCCATCTAAAAACATAAGATTTTTCAAAATTAATTGCAGTTTCTAAAAAAAGAAGTTTTTTGCACAAAACCAGACCGCCCATGTTTACGTGATTATCTTTGTATATCATTTGTTCTCCACTCGTTTAAACTGGCTTAAATCGTAATGCATCACCGGCTCCATATCTTGGGAGTCCCGCCTGTCTATCCGTCCTCCCCATCCAACATACAAAGGCTCGATTGTTTCAAGGTCTATCCAGCCAAGGCAGTTTATCCATTGAACAACCAGAAAACACGGAAGACCGGTAGCCTTTGTGAGTGAGTGTGCCGACATGACCTTTCCCACAGAAAGTAAATAGGTGCTATAGGTGTCGATGTCCACATTTCTGCATTTGATCTCCGCGAATGCCTTGATATGTCTATCCTTCATTAGAGAAATATCTATTGGATATCGTGGAGGATTTCTCTGCCAGCTATCAAAGTCCCATATCTTTGAGAGCTTCTCAGCGACAAGCTCCTCATTGGAGATATCTGAGCTTTTCTCGTATATAGGTCTGGAAGTCATTAATCTTTTAACCTGTACTCGAAATTTTGGGTAGAGGCGTTAAGTCCTATAAGCCTAGCCTCATTTCTGATGTGGTAATGGGTGGCTGTTGGGGTTAGAGGAGATAAAGTTACCAGCCTTTTAAAGCCCTTTGCTCTCGCGTATTCAATAACCTCCTCCATTATCTTTTTTCCAGCGCCCTTTTTCTCGGACCAAACCGTGTAGGCGATAGCGATCATTGCATTTTTCTCATATTGACTAACCCTGCTCATGAGATCCAGCTCACGAACCGAATGAGGCACGTCGTTTGTAAACGCTAAACACACAACCGCTAGGATTTCATCCTCACATTGAAGTCCAAATATCTTTCTGCCGAATGCCTTTCTCCATTCCAAATCCAGCTCAGGCCTAACGGGATCTTCCAAAACATCAATAGTATGTATTTCTACAAGCCTTGCTCTGTCAGTCCAGCTAGAGTTTATGCTGTCTTTTTGATTGAACCAACCAAGTGTTTTTTTTAAAAATTTAGTCATTAGTTGGGGTGCGCCCTCTCAATGTTCCTTCTTTGTTGCTTGAGCCATAACTTTTCTTGCTCGGTTCCGCGCCTGACAATTGCTTTTACAAGTCGCGCCAGTATCCCATCAATGCTTAGAAGTTCATTTTCGCCCTTTGTACGAGATAGCTTTGGCTGCTTCCGCCTGATCTCTCCAACGCTATCCCCGTCTCTGAAAAGATCCAATGCTTGTTCGTGAAGAAGTGCAAATGTTGAGTTTCTGTATCTACCCTTGCTGGTTTTGTTGTTTATCCAACTGGTCGCATAAACCGAAAATATCCCGCTTTCTAAGTCAATATACCTTAACGCGGATTTGGCTCTCCAATGATGCGCGTCACCGCCCCCTGTGACAGTGTTCCCGTATTTCAATGGCGCATCAGTTTTTATATCTCTTTGATCAACTTGTTTCCCGCTACGACATTCGCCGCAAGTTTCCCGAAATACCTGTCTGCCGTTTTTTTTAGTGCCACTATATTGCGCGTGATTGTCGCAACCGTTAGTTGCGCAAATTCGGGTTTTTTTGGTACTGGCTGGTCTGCTTCTAAGTATCTTGCCGTAGCATTTGTTGCAAATTGACCTATAGATTGTTTTGCCTTTTTTTGTTTTACCCTGCGGTGTGCGCGGGTTTTCGCATCCTTCATTCTGGCAGACGGGGTTTTCATATTCAGGCGTTTTGCGGTGCTGAACAGGCATGGTCAGTGCA